TTTTTCTTCAACTTGATCTTGAAGAAAAAAGAACAACAACTATTATGTTTTTTCTTCAACTTGATCTTGAAGAAAAAGAACAACAACTATCATGTTTTCCGTAAAGTTGATCTTGGAAAAAAAGAACAACAATCATTATGTTTTTTCTTCAACTTGATCTTGAAGAAAAAAGAACAACAACTATCATGTTTTCCGTAAAGTTGATCTTGGAAAAAAAACAACAATCATTATGTTTTTTCTTCAACTTGATCTTGGAGAAAAAAGAACAACAACTATCATGTTTTCTGTAAAGTTGATTTTGGAAAAAAAACAACCATCATTATGTTTTTCTTCAACTTGATCGTAAAAAAAAAGAACAACAACTATCATGTTTTCCGTAAAGTTGATCTTGGAAAAAAAAGAACAACAATCATTATGTTTTTCGTGAAGTTGATATTGGAGAAACACATCACCGAATAATTATCTTTTTCATGAAGTTGATCTTGGAGAAACATATCACCGAATAATTATCTTTTCTTAAGCTGTTGGAAGAAACAAATCATCTTTTTCATGAAATTTTGTTCTTGCAAAAACAAATCACTGAACAAACTATCTTTTATGAAATTCATCTTGCAGAAACAAATCACTGAATAAATCATCTTTTTATAAAAAAATATCATTCGAAATAAAATGAAATTGACGTGCGCTTTAGTTTCTTGTAACCGCAATCCACTATATTTTGATTTCTGGCCACTTGTAAAGCATGCATGGAATGAAATTGTGGGTATAAAAGCAAAATGTATACTTATAGCCGATGAAAAACCTCCTGGTTTTGAAGACGATGAAGATATTATACTTTTCCCCTCATTTGATGATTTATCTGATGTTTTTATTTCACAATGTATTCGTTTGTTGTATCCGGCTTTGTTAGAAGAAGAAGGAGTTATCATATCTGACATGGATGTAATTCCTACATGTAGGTGGTGGTACCAAGATACTGTTAAATCTTATCCAAAAGATTCTTTTATTACCTATAGAATGGTTATGGAACGTCATCAAGAGGTTCCATTGTGTTATAATGCGGCAAGTTCAAAAGTTTGGGGAGAATTGTTTGATATAAAATCATTGGATGATGTGAAACTAAAATTAAAGAAATGGTGGGATGATATTTTTTATGATGGTCAACATGATAGGATTGGGTGGAATAAAGATAAAAAATTACTCTGGAACTATCTTCATTCCTATTTTAGTGAAGAAAAGAATGAAAAATGGATACGATTAAAAGATTACCAAACTTATTTTCAACGATTAGACAGATCATTACCTAATCTGATCCATTGGAATCTTACAGGTGCTTTGGTTAATCAAATCATAAACCATAACTTCACAGACTATCATATGCTTCGACCTCAATCTATTTATAAAAAACAAAACAATAATATTTATAACTTTCTTTTAATAAATGTCTCTATCTGAGAGTGAGATACATTCCTACCAGCAAGGAATGTATAATTTACTATGTTTTATTCCATGTTTTGAAAGAGTCAAATCAAACCAAGAATAAAATGTATCTTTTGCACTTTTTGAGCAATGAGATAGAAGAAATAAATCTTTATCATTCTAAAAATGTCTGGAGTCACCGGAACTTTTACCTTGCAATTTCCGACATTTGTCACGAGAAAACAAAGTCAACCATGTCCCGCCTTTCTAAGTTCATCTGGTTCTCCAGCTTTGGTAGGTGATAGTGGTCCTGCCAATCAGTTGAATTGTATTTATAGTACTCAACCTTTTGATTGGGAAAATAATATCAAAGAAGCTATAAATACTTTTGCTATTCCAGATAAAACTTTTGCTCAACTTAATAGTATTTGTAGAACTCCAACAGGTTCTGAGCAGATAATACAATGTAAGAATTGGTCAACAATAAATAGAATTTTACTTCCAAAATATTGCACTCGAAATTCTTATTTTCCAGCATCAGAAAATGGTGGTTGTCCCAATTACAATATCAACTTTTTTGACCCAAATGCACCTATGTCTCATGGGTGCAGTAATATGGTCAATGCACAAAGTATATGTTCACAATGGGTCACAGATAATTTTATAGCTGGAGGACTTTATACATCTAATGTGGATCAAACTATGTCAGAATATTGTAGACAAATGGACACTAACGATTGTGCTTGCATTAATGCTGACGATAGCATTATATTCTCGACCATAACGAAAAAAGAAGTTCCTATTCCAGCGCGTTGTTGGTGGCGCCCTTGTCAAGCAAGTGCATCGGATGAATTTCTGATCCAAGAAACAGGAAGACCTCCTTCCCAATGTCCTCAAGAGGTTTGTATTGATATTAATAATATCTTTGCTGATGATACAGATTTGGGTAAATTAACAATTAATGAATTTAGCAATTGTGGAAACGTTAGTCCAGATAAGTTTCCATGGTATGAACAATGGTGGTTTTGGGTGATTGTCCTCACTTTGATAATCATTATCTTTGCTATTATTATCTTTTATACTACTGGTCCAAGTTAATTATATAAATCACGTAAAAATTATTTATCTATATAAATGTCATCAGTCAATCTTTCGCGTACTAATCCACGTCTTCAATCAAAACCTATCACTGTGAGTACTTCAAGACTTTCTACCTCTCGCAGAAGACCTCCAAGAAAAACAACAACACTAAACCCATCACTAAGGGAAAATAGAGAACCAGATGTAGGATTTTGGAGATATATTCAACGCACCTTGATAGAAGATGCAGCTTTGACAAATATTTTGAAAAGTATCCAAGGACCTGTGATTATTATTGATAGATTGAATCAAATTCCTGCTATGGGAGCATTATTTAATTTCTTTAACCGTAAAGTGGGATGGAATATTTTAAGGGGAAATGAATATATTCTTTCTACTGCTTTACATTTCATTGGATGTCATAGAGGAGCCTGTAGAGGACAAATGGGTATTCAAAGACTACGATTAGAGGATCCACTGTATTTCGAAATTAGACAATTACAAAAAGGAAAAGAATTTCTCAATATTGCAATGCAAGCACCCAAAATTACTTTTATTGAAGTGTTTAGAAATCCATCCAGTTCTGAAGAATTATACAAAGTGGAATTATTTCCATACATCCATAATTATATTAAAGTAGTAAGTAATGGGAGATTTTCTAAAGAAATAGATGATATGTTAACAGTCGCTCTTTTTCTGAGACTCAGAGAATTAGGGAAAGAAGCATACATTCAATCTTGTGATAAATATAGATGGATGAATAAAGCCCGTTTACCAAATATATTAAAGACAGAGGTGAAGAAAAATCAGTTAATGCCTTACTTTCTATCAAAAGAGATAATGGAAACACCAGCTATAATTCTCATGGGGTTTGAATGTGCTTATGATTGTACATCCCAACAAGAACAACCACATGATAACGCATGTATGCTTAAAAACAAAACCAATTTTCCCGCATATATATGATAGTTAGATATCAGTTAAAAAATGAAAAAAAATACAGATTTTTTTGCTTTGAAATATGTCAAAATCTTCAAACGTTATTTATTTCTCAGAAGATGAGGAAGAGGAAGAAATCTGTTCAGACGTAGAAGAGGAAGAAGATGATTTATTTTTTTGCTGTGATGTTGAAAAATCAAGTGAAGACGTTAACTTGAAAAAAGAAATAATTTCAACTTCTTCTATTCCGCGAGAAGTTTTTGAAGCTATGAATATAACTGAACTTATTGGATATATATTAGAGAAAGACGAAATACCAATAACTTTTGACTTTAAAGAACTTTTAATAGAGCAAGCAGTGAGAATAGAAAATAAAAACATTGAAGCTCTTTTTGCTTCTTTTCAGATTCAATATAAGGATGAAGTACAAACATCGTCGAAAGAAATAGCTTTGGTGGAAGAAAGGGAAAGATTAAGACGCATGTGGTTGAGAAACATTTCAAAAATGCCATCTGTTTTGCCACGTCTTGTTATTCAATGTTTAATCAAACACGTCATTATCTTAAATGACCCAAAAACTATCAATAATACGCGGCGAATCTCAAGAGAATTCAAAAGTACCATTGAGAGTAAACCTTTTGTTAATATTATCACTCTCCAAAATTGGCATAGAAAATACTCCAAAGCTTTAGAATTGTATACAATCTTTTTTGGAGATATGTATACCGTTTTCTTCAATGATATTGAATTTATCTATGATCAGCGTATTAAGAAACTAGAAGAAAAACTGGAAATAGTAGATAAAAAAATTAGTAACGAATATAGATTCTATGTTTATCATTGTCGCACATATAAAGGAGTTGCTTTAAAACGATTTTATACCCATTGTTCCAAGAAAATAGAGTCAATAAATCAAGACATCAATGATATATTGGAAACTTTATAACGATATCACTTAAAAAATAAATATATAAATGATTTATATATTTATATATTTGTAGCGTTAAAAACTTGTAAAAAATATAAAATAGAAGAAAATGATGTCCTTTATATATGAATCAGGAAACCTCACCTTGGCTCAAGAAGCTCAGGCTAAAATGAAGGAATTCGAGGAAAAGAAAACCAGAAGAAAGAAAGAATGGGTAAAAGAACTTATTAAATTAGCTCGCACTGATATTTTACTCAAAGCCTCACTTGGAGAAAACAACACTGTTTTTTGTATAGGACGAGCAGTCCATGAGATTAAACCTATTACTGTTCATTTGGATGGAAAAAAAGAAACTTATGAGATAAAACGCGAAGATAAAGATTACCTGATGACTGAGGTTATCAAACACTATTCAGATGAGAAAGAATACCCTTATCTAACATGTCGTCCAGCCAATGGATATACCAATGAAATATTTTTTGGATGGGATTTTGAAGAAATCAAAGATGAATAAAAGTAAAAAAAATGATTTTTTTTATATTTTTGTTAATATGCAAGTTTATTTTTCATAAATTTTAAATGTCTATTGAAAGAATTTTGGTGGAGAATACTAGTGCTACCGCAACTGATGCACAGGAAATTATCGAGTATTTTATTAACCATCTTTCAGATGTAGATTTCATCGATGTTAATGTTGATCTGGAAGACTTGTTAGAATTTGCAGAGAACTGGCTTCTTTCTCCCAATGATAAAGTTTCTGATTGGATGGTTCATTTCTATACATATCACTTTGATATATGTTACAGAAAAGCAAGATGCCTATTGCTTGATACCTTTCAACAAAATAGAGGCCTATTTCCAGATGAAGCTACAAGTTTTTTGTATCGGAGGGATATGGAAAGACGTATTCGTGAAGGAGAATTTTCTTTTCTCAGTCAACCATGTGACTGTGAAGAATGTCTAAGTGTGTTGTAGATGAAATAAATATATTGTATATATTTATTTAAATAGATATGTATTATGTTTTTTATAATTCTATATATCTTCCACCGTTCGTTTCATAAGGTTTAATTATTCTCCATGCAACCCAAATAGTAATAAAAAGTAGAGATGTGGCAAGAATCCACAACCAATCTATCCTTATAGGTATATTGATTCCTTTACTTACTAATTGTTCCCTTTCCACTAAATAATCTATTTGGATCACCACAAATAGAAATATACTTATAATAAATATCCAAAACGCCATTTCTTTGGTTGGTGGATAGACTGAAAGTGCAATAGCTGCCACAATAAATATACCAATGTTACGAACCCAATCAAGATATAAGGCTTCAAAAATTGAACTCTCATTCAATGATGCGTTTGTGCTTGAAGTAAGGATAGACATTTTTTATAAGAAGGAATTTTCACCATATGGTATAATATATTTAGGTTGTTAACATGATATCTATGCTTTTATTCACATTGAAACAGCATATATTATATAATATATAACCAGTAATATTATGATTGATTTCGAAGGGGAATAACTACTTGATGTTGGAGGAAAAAAAAGAACAACAACCATTGTGGACCATTGTGGATCATTGTGGACGGAGGGACCAACTATTATGTTTTCCGTAAAGTTGATCTTGGAAAAAAAAGAAACAACAATCATTATGTTTTTCTTCAACTTGATGTTGGAGAAAAAAAAAGAACAACAAGTGAAATATTTATACACGATTTAATTTCGTAAATTTCTCATTTACGAAAAAATGCCCCGAAAAGTCAAATTTACAGATATTCCAGTTATAAAAGCCGAAATATCTGTGGATGTTAAACCCAAAAAGGTTGCAAAAGCGGTAAAACCATTCAAAGCAATTAGAAAGAAGGCGGAAGAATATGTGAGATATATGCCAGTGATAGTTACGGGGGTGCGACCGGATGAAATTGTGATTGGAACCAAAACGCAAGCAAAAGATGCTGTGCTCAAAATCCATGACAAACTCATTCCTCCCTGGAAACGAGAATTGGATCATATCCGCGCTTATGAAGATGTATGGAAAAAATTCCTAAATAAATTGGCTTCATTAGAGTTTTTTGGTTCTCTTTCCGTAAAACAAAGGGAAGATTGGCTAACAGAACATCAAAACAATGCCAAAACGTACATGGACGAAATTCCGGGTGTGAAATTTGAGATCTTGCAACTTGGCAAAAGTGATATGCGAAAGAAGTTGACGGAAGAAGACATCGAACGTTTGTTGAGTGGAGAAACCATACTTGCTACAGAAGTGCGAGCTATGTTTCCGCGCAAACCTGGTTCTAAAGCCAAACGAACCACGCTGATGTTCCGACGTAGCATTTGGAAAGTCGCACTTACACATCGAGAAGTGCAAAGCTTCGATGGTCCTACGTTCAACCTAACTACGGGTTTAATCACATCTTCCGCTAAAACACGCAAAGCTGATGAAGTGATTTTGATATTAGAGCGCTTTGGAGGGGCAACTCCATATGATGTGGGATTTTTAACGACAAGAAAGAGTATAGCGTTGGATGAAGCTACCATTTTTCCTTATATATTGAGCATGCATGGTAAATTTACGGTGGAAGACATAAACACTATTCAACGCGCCACATTTACCTTTACTCCTGCCGCTTACAAATCTTTATTACAGAAAATCATTCGTTTTCGACCCAAAGTAGTGGATCTTGGTGGGGATTTTGGCACCTATCCAGCAGATTTCGTGTTAGCGACTACGCTGGCGTTGTTGTTGATTATGCCGGGATCATTTGTTCCTGACATTCAGCGTTATGTGACTGGTATGGAATCCGCATTTAAGCGATTGGCTGTAACCATTTTTGAAGATTCCTCTGTGGATAACGAACATCAATCGGCTGTTTTAAGGATGATTTGTGGTGCGATGCTTGCTCAGCGTGTAAAAAGTTGGCGTCCTGATGAGAATCTCATAGAGACATTATTTATGTTAGGAGATATGGCGTGGAACCAAGATGCTGCCTATTGTTACAACATTCCTCGGGGAATAAAGCTTCCGCCGTATGATGTCGACGCAAATGCCACTTTATTAGAAAATGCTTCTGTGTTGATGGACGAATTGAGAAGTTTTCAAAGTGATTTAGGCATGATTCGAGACATTGCAAAATAGTGGTCGGAAAATGTAGGAGAATCTCCCAGAGAGCGTAATCCAAGGATGCCCGAAGTAATGCCTCTTTTGCATTGTGTGGATCAGCATTGGGCGCCCGAAGTGGTATATTTTTATCCTTACGAAGTTGTCAAAGACAGATGCGCGCACGGTTCGAGACCTTATTCCCAATTGGTTAGAGATATCTTCAGTATTACTGGTGTAAATCCTCGAAGAACCTTAGGTAAGAAAGAACGTGTGATGCACCCCAAAACATATAGTCCTGATCTTGAGGAACGACTGTTCACCAAACAAACACGTGAAGCACAACGTTTGTTGCTGTTATCCAGACAATCTCCTCAAGACCAAACTGTTCCTTTCCTCAAAAGTACAATAAGCTTTGATTATGAGATTGGTGAGGATTGGCTGGCGGGATTGGTAGGAACGCTGGAGATTCCGGGGCGTCCGGTTGCGTTGGCAACATTAGATCCACGCAATATTTCTGAACGCATTGTGTTTCGAAAGCCCGCGCGAGAGATGAAATCCGCTTCTCTCACGGAAAAGCAAACTAAAACTGCTACATCAAAAGCTATAGCAAAACTGAAGAGTGGCATCGAGTTAACCGGGGCTACTGTTCCTGTAGATAAACTAAAAGGAAGTAAAACCATCCTACGCAAGGGTAAATACTACATTCACACAAGCGACGGTGAAGAAGTGTTATGGGACGATTTTAGGCGCGGGACTGAAAGTTTTGCGTTGTTTAAAAGTGTAGATTTAGACTTTGATCGTGCTTTAACTACACGAGCAACAGGTATAGCCCAAAGTGCGGATATTCTATTGGAAGAGTTGCTCGAAGAAGCGGACGAGGATGTAGTTCGCAGGTTGTTGTTTTATATCAATAAAAATTCTTCCACCATTGAGTTTAATCGTGTTTCCCGAGAAGGAGGCGGTACAAAAGATGCGGTGATGATCGAGGATGTTGGGGCTTATCAATTGTTGCTAAAGATGAGTTTGTTATATCCATCCGCAATTCAACGACGTGGTGGTAGTACATTGATTTTCGATGTTGGATTCTCACCATTGTTGTGGGGTATCCGAAACTTAGTAGACACATATCTATCCCGAGAACTACCTCTTCTCCCTGTTGAGGAAGAATGGCCCATATTTCGCGATTCTAAGGATAGAGAATTATTTTGGTACCAAGAGGAGGGTTTGAAAAAGATGTTTGCAGAACATGATTCTGGCTTGAAAGCGCATTTTTTGTATATGACCGTTGGCGCAGGTAAAACGCTTACAACATTAACTTACCTTGAGTATCTACAAAATAGAGGCGAATTACCCCCATATATATTATATTCACTTCCGTCATCCGCATTTAAAAGCGTTATTGGCGAAATAGAAGCGTTTAAACTGGACATCAACATCCTTGTGCCGCTGAAAACTATTCCCAAAGACTACGATAAAGATATGCGCAAATATGCATCTCTGGGCTGTGATATGAAGCCCTACGTTATTAATATGATTGAACATGATCATCTTCGTGAATGTGGGGATGCGTTAGCAGTTAAAATGTCTCAAGCTGTATTTATCTTTGATGAGGTTCACAAAGCGCTGAATGATAGCATCCGCACTTCTGTAGCTTTAAATCTGACTTCTTTAGCTCAAGATATGATTGCTTTGACAGGTACACCTATCATCGATACCAAAACCTATAAGTTGATACGATGGCTGGAACGCATTGTGGATTTTGAAGTCAACGAAAAGAATTATTGGGTAGCCACTGGTGCCATGATCAAGTACATCGTCAACACCAACATTCCCGTTATTGAAGAAAGTGTGTTAGCTACGTTCACACCCACGGAAGAGACACGATATCAAAGTCTCGTTCCGCCCAATTTGGGAGGTAAAAACACCAATCACAAGCAAAGCGACATCCGCAATGCAACAGAAATATGTTATGAAGCGTGTACAAGAGAAATGGTGCAACAAACCAAGACATATTTGGCAGCGGGGCGAGGTGTGTTTGTGGTTGCCAGAACTGCAAATCATCAAAAAGAACTAAAAAGGAAGATGGTGGAGAAAATTCCTTATTTGGATGTCGAAGACATTTTTATCATTGGCAAAGGGAAAAGTCTACTGTTAACAGAAGAAGCCGTAGCTAAAGCTAAAGTTCCTGACTACCGAGTTGTAATAACCTCCATACGCCACTCAGAAGGTTATACCCTGACTACATTATCTGCCATGATAACCAGCGTTTATCCTTCCAACAACGCTACACGGGAACAAATAGCTGGTAGAATCAATCGACCGGGACAATATGCAGACGATTTAGTGTACGTAACGGTTCACTCGGGTATACTGACTTATATTCTCGAACATCACAACGATGCGAAGAATCTTTCGTCCGTCCTTAAAACCATTTCCGAGCAGATTTATGTGTAAAGAAACTAAATATGTTATAATGAAATTATAACATAAATTTATACTACGAAGAGATACAGTGGAGAACAATGGATTCCGTCAAATTTCCTAAAAATCACTTTTTTACTTAATCACAAGCAAAAATGAGTTTCATAAGTATTCTTGATCCTATTAAGACGATAATGCAGCATTTTCCGGACGAAATACTTAGTGTCAAATTTTGGAGAAATATTCTGAGAAACAATTGAGAGATATGGCTGCTTCTCGTTGTGTCCGTCCTCGTCCTCGTGGAGGCAAAAAGGTCGGAAAGGAAGCTCTTATTAAGGCTTTCATGAACAAATACAGCCGTGAACAACTCATGACCTTGAAGTAAGTCTTCACATTTAACGATAATACATAACATTAATGTTATGTATTGATATTATGATACTTCAAGAACTTTATTGTCAAAACAATTTGTTAAATGCAAAATGTCCTGATAACATCATCAAGCGCTCTTTATTTGCAATGTCTCTTTCGCAAGTTGTTAAAAGTAACATTGCATATGATGAAAGAATATTACCTCCAGGTATTATAGAGATCATTGAAGACAAAAGAAAGGTTAAATGTTCACAATGTGAGCACTTGATACCAATGACAATAAGCAGTAAAATCTACAAGAAAATAGAACATAAGATTGATAAAATAACAGTATATAACTGGTACTGTCCTCAATGCATCAGTGTTAATTGATGAATCAACTTGATATAAAACTTATTAATTAATTGATAAGTTTAGACTTTATACAATGTAATTTATTTGTTTTTTATAACAAAAACTTTTCTTCAATGAACAAATTAGATATTGAATTAGTGTAAAATGTTAGCAAAAAACTTGTAGCTAAAGATGGTTCCTAAGTAACTTGAAGAAACAAATCACCGAACATTTATCTTTTCTTCAAGTTGATCTTGAATAATACATGAATAATGTATTATTCAGTTTACATGTCTATTTTTTTCTTCCTTCTTTTATAAAATGTCTGATGGAATTGGGGAAATTTACTCTGGAGCAGCTGAATTCGGACGTATTTCAGCTTTTTCTTCAACTTGATGTTGAAGAAAAAAAAGAACAACAACTTACTTTTTCATAAACTTGATCTTGAAGAAATAAATCACCGGACAAGTTACTTTTTCATTAACTTGATCTTGAAGAAACAAATCACCGGGACAAGTTACTTTTTTCATAAACTTGATGTTGAAAAAAAGAACAACAACCATTATGTTTTTCATGAACTTGATGTTGAAGAAAAAAGAACAACAACTATTATGTTTTTCATGAACTTGATGTTGAAGAAAAAAAAGAACAACAACCAATACTTTTATAAGTTCATCTTGCAAAAACAAATCACTGAACAATTATCTTTTTCATCAACTTGATCTTGTAATTGATTGTAGGGTACCAGATTGTTTATTTATCAATGATCATAGACCATGTGTAATCTGGTGGAAATATAGGCTCATCCCATGAAGAATAATCTGGTACAAGTTCTCTATGCCAATCTTTAAAACATCTCTTCCATTCCTTGGTTACCCATTGAGTGCTTAAAACATCAAATGAAAATCCTTCTTCTATGTCAAAACTGGGCAATGAAGCATCGCAAATATAAGAAGTTGTTAATCCAATGGGATAAAGATCATCTAATACCAATATGATGTTTTCCTTTTGATAATTAATCAGACATCTGGTAATGTGATCTATATTTTTTAAAGAATGTAATGATTTCAAAAGATCTACGAAGGTGATATCGTTGGTGAAAGGATATTTGATATAGAGATATTTATATTTTTCCTCTTCAAGACGTGTAGAAATAAAATTGGATATAACATTTTTCATCTTACGAAGTTTCTTTTCATGTTTTGGAATGGTATTTTTTGTAAATAAATATGTATCTATAGGTGGAAAAGTACGAATGGTAGCATAATTCGATGGGAAAGGATTGGTTAGTAAATAATATTTATTAACTTTGGGAAGATTCTGTAGCCAATCCAAATTTATTCTCCCTCGCATTATAGACTTATGACTATCTATGTCTTCAAAGATCACTGTGGATTCAATTCCAGCATAATATTTATTTAATAGCTGAAAATAGTTATCAATATGCTCCTTATCGATCAAAAATTCATGTTGCGTCAAACGGTAAGACATTCTATTTTCAAACAGTTTATATTTACTTATATAGTATATAAGTAAATATTTAATCATCTCCCACCACGCAGACATCTAAAACGGTATTGGAAATAAAATCAACATTTCTGTACCTGATCGGTTTGTAATAATAATCTACATTCTACGTTATCATTAGAACATTCGTCTTTAATAGATATACAATCCCATAAGCTCAGTGTTTTATTGAAATATTCAAATTCAGTAACATTTGCAGTACAACTTCCATGTTTTAACCATTCATGTTCTATCAAATTTCTACTCGGAAACCACCTATGTTTTATTTTTGGTATTAAGTCATCTATTGTAGATCTATTAAAATATACTTTTCTACAATAACTTGGATATCCACAATTTGGACACCTTTCACATGTTTCTGGCCATAATCCATGAATTCTCCATTCTCCATTATTATCTCCATCAAGCCATAGCAATGCAAATATAAAAGTGGTCGGGTTGCAATAAGGAGGGTGATATCCCATATTTTACTTAATCAAATAAAGAGTAAGATTATTATTTATTGGTATAACTATCATTGATGTTTATATCAAAATAATAATCTATAATACACTTTTGCGGGTTATCCATACAACATTTTCTGGACTGCAAAATAAAAGAAGAAATATCAAAGAAATGTATTGGATATTCCCAATAATATCCATTAGGTGAATAAGTAATACACAACCGATACACATTTTCAGGAGAGAAAGAAACTTTCTCTCCTACAAAAAGTGGTTTGTAACCTTCCCGATATTCTGCGTGTGGACATTGGGTTGGATGTGTGGTATTTTTCTTTGTCATGACATTATATAACATTCTGGTAGTCATCTCCACAGTTGCGTTATTATAAATTAATAATGATTGTGATGTAGCAAGGAAGAAAAAGAGCATATAGTTCTTATACATTTTGGTAAATTTTAAAGTGAATAAAATGGGTATAAAGTCATTTTTTACATCCTTGAGAGTTCATCTTGAATATGTTAAAAAAAGAATAACAACCGTTATCTTTTTTCTTGACTTAGTGTTTGGAAAAAAACAATGACTATTGTATCAACTATTACTTTTTTATCCACATCAAGTCCAAGAAAAAGATAGTTGTTCGATGATTTATTTCTTCAAGATCAAGTTCATGAAAAAAAGCAATGGGTGTTGTTATTTTTTCTTCAACATCAAGTTTATGGAAAACATAATAGTTGTTGCTCTTTTTTTTTCAAGATCAAGTTTACGGAAAACATATAAAGGGTGACATCAAGGATGAAGCATTAAGAAAGCACATCTTGACTGTTTCCCGAAAAATTACAGGGAAAGAGGGTAATTCTTTTACTATTTTTTATGAATTATGTATAAAATAAAATTTTATACATAATTTTCACCATAGCAAAGCATTTAGATTTTAAAGTATAGTTCAAATAAATGGATCAAAAAGATGTTGTCTTATGTGGAGATTGTTTGGAAATTCTTCCCTCTCTCATCGAAAAGGGGATAATGTGCGATGGAGTCATCACTTCTCCACCCTATAACCTTGGTAAAAATCCTAATCATCGTAAAAAAAAATGCCACAGATCACTCATTTTATTCTTCTTATAATGATGCAAAAAGTCCTGAGGAGTATATAACGTGGTTGATCGAAGTGTTTACATTACTAGAAAAGGTTATAAAGCGCAAAGGAGTCGTATTATGGAATATGTCTTATTCTTCCAAAGATGCTTCTTTACCCTATCGTGTGATAACGAACATCGAAGCACAAACAAAATGGAACATTGTCGATACTATTTGTTGGAAAAAACCAACGGCTATGCCTTTTCAAACTTCCCCGCGCAATCTTTCACGAATTACCGAATTGGTATTTGTTTTTGCACAAAATAAAGAATTTATCACCAATAAACCTGTTAAAACTATAAATCCCAAAACAGGTCAAAAGTTTTATGCCTATATGGATAATTTCATTGAAGCCCCTTGTTCAGATCCTGGCACTCGCAAATATCACAAAGCCACTTTTTCATGTGGATTGGTTGAAAAATTATTACAACGTTATTTCCCCGAAGGATCAGTCATCTTAGATCCCTTTTGCGGGACAGGTACAACAGGTGTGGCGTGTAAACAAAACAATAGACATTATATTATGATAGATATAGATTCTTCCTACATTGAATTCAGCAAACAAAGACTTTCTAAGGTCGTTTTAGAAGTATAATTTTGGATTTCGACTTTTAACTTTGAGAAAATTGAAATTTATCTATGGGAAAAGACATCAAACATTATTGGTCTGTAGATAAATCTCCAGATGTGGATATAACAAGATGCACCCTTTGTGGGTGAGAAAAGTGATATACTCGTTTTATTTATTGGCATTTGGTTTTGTTCGATGATTTGTTTCTTCAAGATCAAGTTTACGGAAAATATAATGGTTGTTGTTCTTTTTTTTCTTCAACATCAAGTTGAAGAAAAACATAATGATTATTCGATGATTTGTTTCGTTTAAATCCCCTTTTATCGTACAGGATCTGACTCAATACCTGATTTAGACTTTACCCTAAAGTAATCCCATTGTTGCTATGCAACAATTAAACAAGATTAACTTCATGAAAAATATAATTGTTCAATGATTTGTTTTCTTCAACTTGATGTTGAAGAAAAAGTAATGTTATTGACGTATGTATAATAAACCTTATCTTTTTCTATTTTGACAAACACAGTAAAAAAAACGGGCTACAAATACGAGTTGAATTGGTTTAGACTCATCCACAGTAGTATTAATAAAATTAGTCAACAAAGTTACACGTTTTCCTGTTTCCAAAATATAAGGTGTTAAACTGGCAATGTAATCTACTCCATCCCCATAAATTTGAACTTCGCCGGTAATGGAACCTGCTTGACCTACCATAGGTAGGATAATGGTAGATTGATCCAAATCATCCTTGGTAGGTGCTCTATTAGAAGCGAAAAATGTACTAGATACTGACTGAAGACATCCTTTTTTGATATTAAATAATCCTGTGGCTTCAAAAGTATCTGGGGTAATATTAGATCCTTCTCTGAAAGAAAAATCAATCTCCCAAGTCATACATAATGGTAGTGATGGACGAATCTTTTCTGGAGGACAAAGAGCTTCGATTTCAACAATAGGTGCTTCCTGCGATCTTATGGGCGGACATATACAATTCATATAATTGCAAGAAGATCAATTCTTTTTCATCGTTTTTATCTATTGTTATTTTTTATCTCTTTCTGGAAATGTGGATATGTCATTAGATCTAATGAATGACATAGCTCCTCACTTTTGAAACAGAAGTTTATACTTTGATATCGGGTAAATCTCTATCCAACTGCTTTAAGAAATCTGTGTAAATAGAGGCGAAAGATGTTCTCAGTAATTCACTGGAAAAAGGGTTACTTAATTCAAAGACCAAATAAAGGGCTAGACCAATAATCATAATAGTGATTAAATCCAGCCAGAATTGCACTGTAATATTATCAATGTTTAGAAACCAAAATGATATCAACGTTAATATTGCTGATAAAAGCAATACGAAATATAAAGCTCGATTAATGTCAGAAGTCAACAATTGTTCTCCAATTTCCCCTGTGTATAAATTGGCAAAAATAATATCAGAATTAACAGGGTGATTGATTTGTGTATATTCTAATAATTCCCTCACTAAATCGTTATGAACAGATATAGTATATGGACTGGTTTTATCTCTAGATAGGGCATTTAATTGAGTAGTTGCCAGAGAATTGGCATAGATTTTGATTGTTTTTTGGATTTTCTCGGTATCGGGAAGCAATCGAACCATTTGATAAACTAATTTAACTTGATTTAGTTGGGTTACTAACGCTAACCTGATATCCTGATATCGATTCCAAAGATTAGAAATAGTGAATGTGGCTAAGAAAGCAAATAAAACAGAGTTTAATCCCATAATTGGTACTACCACCGTAAGTTCTTCATTGGAAATTCTTTTATAAAATTCGCGAGAAGTAGTATACATAACTGTCAAAATAATCGATAAAAAGAAAATGAAAACCGTGCCAGTAAAGACTGGGGCCACAAGCATTTTATAATTATAAAAAAACAAATAATAGGATTTTATGAAATCTCAAACAATCGTGGGAATGTCATGAAAAAAATAGTATATATATATATATCTTCAACTTGATATTGGAGAAAAAAAACAACAACCATTACTTTTCATGCAGTTGATCTTGAAGAAACAAATCATCGAACAGTTATCTTTTTCTTTAACTTGATGTTGGAGAAAAAAAGAACAACAACTATTATGTTTTCTTCAACTTGATGTTGGAGAAACAAATCATCAAACAGTTATCTTTTTCTTCAACTTGATGTTGGAGAAACAAATCATCAAACAGTTATCTTTTTCTTCAACTTGATGTTGGAGAAAAAAAGAACAACAACCATTATGTTTTTTTCACTTGATATTGGAGAAACAAATCATCAAACAGTTATCTTTTCTTCAACTTGATATTG